GAAAAAACATCTCCCCAGAATTAACTGGAAAAATGAATCAGACCCCTGCGAAGAATCGCGGGAGCCTGACCTATCGGAAGATACAGCAGTATCTAAATGAATATAAGGATGGAGGCGTAGGGGACGTAGTCATTGACTGCGTTCTTGCCGCCGTACTATACGGTTACGAAATAAAATCTATAGTAAAACTCCAAAATACAGTGAATAAATCAATAACTCATTGGCAGAAATTAAGTCAAGAGTGCGGTTGGGAAGCAGTCGCCAAATGGAAACTCGCTGCTTGGACCAGTGCAGCAACGAACAATATCGTACCGGCTAAGCCATTTAAGGCCGCAGATCTTCCTCACATTTTGCTTTGTGGGGGAATCGGACGATGGATGTGGAAGTACAGTCAAACTGAGACCGACATTCAAAGATATTCGTTGATTGCAACTGTAAACATAGGACTAAAGAAAGGAAGTCCTAGACCGACGGAAGAGGCCGTAAAGACCGGAGTGCAAAAGACGGTCACCGCATTGACAACAGAGGTTAAACAGCCAACAGAGATTGAGGTGAATGAAGCTCCCGATTGGGAGGGCGTGATGGAAGATTGGCATTCCGAAAGACCATACATGGTAACGGGGCCGACGGCAAAAAAGCCGACGGTGCGTACCACTTTAATGGCAAGGAAAGTTGGTGATAGAGGGATCACTAATGACTCGGAAAAGACAGAGTACGATTTGAAGTTTGCCCCACAAGGCTTGGATTTTACTTCCTTTTTTAAGGGAAATATCACACAAGGACAAGTGAAGGCGCAGATCTATCGAACTGTCACGGAAGTATTAGGGCGAATGCCTCTAAAGAGAGACGAACTCGCACCCTATGCACCATCAACATCAAGCAACTACATAACATCTCGAGCAGGGCTCGGATCTCTGGGCGCATTGTTGGGTGAGTACCATCATCTGTTCGACGGACTAAGAACACCAGGTGGACCATTCACATTCAAGGCTGAAGTGAGCGAAGCCAAATATGACACATTGAAGAATATGCCAAACCTAGATATCATTAGACTGAAAGAAGCAGAAGAGAGGGACATGGATGAAAATAAGATAGAAATAGAGAGGATGATGGTAAGGATAAGAAACGAGACTGGAGTCAGTATCATGCCTATAGAAGATAGAAAGGAATTACCTTTGTACATCATGGACTATGAAATAGACAACAATCAAGTAGAATTACGAACACGTTTTAATGAATTGTGGAGACGCGCAAAGAAACTAGCGTTATCAGAAGACAACGTTGCAGTTCCTGTGGGACTGGCGGAAGCATTAAAAGTGAGAGTAATTACCAAATCACAACCAGCAAGATCATTCGTGCTAAAAGCAATACAGAGAGTAGTACATCGTAAGATGCGTGAACATCCAACCTTTAAACTTATTGGACAACCAGTAACTGAAGAGTTATTGATTGAACAATTAGGAATATTGAAAGGATTAAACGAAGAGTATTTGTCAGGCGACTTCAAAGCTGCCACCGATAACATTTACTCAATATACTCAGAAACCTGCGGAAAAGCCATCGCAGACTGTTTACAATTAGACATGGAAGAAACTCAACTATTACTAGATTCACTAACGGGATTTCAAATTGAGATGGAGGGAGAAAGGTTTAAACAAACGAGAGGACAGTTGATGGGATCAATCACATCATTTCCCGTGCTATGCTTACTCAACGCCACGATGGCGCGAATGGCATACGAGAGATGCATGGGTCAGTACTACCTGTTGAAGGATGTACCGGCAGCCATAAATGGTGATGACCTCGGAGCAAGAGTTCCCAAAGAATATTACCCAATCTGGGGCAAGCTGACAGGCTTTATCGGTTTGCAAGAGAGTGTTGGAAAGACATTCCGTTCCCGTGATTTTATTCAAATCAACAGTACGTTCTTCATTGTTAAACGAAGGAAGGTAGAGAACAGAGATTATCAAGAGAACACAGACTTACAGAGGATAGATTTTATCAACTTTGGACTGATCAAAGGGCTTAAAAGATCAGCCGGCGGCGCACAAAAAGAAGTCAGTAAGTTAGACATCTTTATGGGTCGCGAGCCTCCAGGCTCACAGTTTAAAGAATTGATGGAGCAATGTCCAGAAGATAAAAGAGAAGAAGTAGCAGAGCTATATCTAATCAATAACAGACCTATACTGCAACAGTTAAGTCCGTTACCATGGCACATTCCGACCTTCTTGGGAGGAGTCGGAGTCTATTATCCGGGAGTTAAAAGAACTCAGCCGTCAGATAAAGACTTAAGAATCGCATCAGGAATCTGTTACTCAACAGACGCGAAATTAATGCCTATGGATCTTGGTATGCGTATCGCCTCATGGAAGATAAGACAATTAGCAGAGAGTAGAACAATCACACCAATCATAGTGTCCACACCAAACGACGGAGTCGAAAAGTATGACAGACACATCACATTATTAGGAATTTCATTATTATTCGATTCCAATGTTAGGCTAGAGCAGTTGCATGAAGATGCAGCTGAGCCAACAATTGAAAGAAGGAATAACGTCATAAAGCGGAACATGAGGATCTGGAATCCAAAAACTTGGAGTAAGACCATGTCACGTACGGCTCTACCGCTGTCAAAGCTAGATAAGGTAAGAGTATATCGATCAATAAGTATGCTAGATAGCAAACTCAGAGATGGTGTACCCAAACCCGAACTAGCGACACATGACGAAAATGAGATGAAAGGATTTACAAGACCAGTATTTTCTTACAATTGGGGTGATGAAGAGTAAAATAATCAACGTTTCTTTGCACGAGAGGGATCCTAATGCACCGCGAAGCTCAAGGCTTACATCAGTGGGATTTCATCGCGGGATCGAAGATTATAGAAAATAGGGAATAAAGGAGGAAGAAGATTACTACAGAATAATAGAGATAATATCACACATATTCTTAAACACTGCTTACGTGATCGTACACTAATTTCTTAGTACGTCCCATTCAAGGAATTAACACAGTAAGATGAGTAAGAAACAACATGATAGATAATAACACAATAAAACATAACGAACCTACAGTTCTTATTACAAACGTTTATTTGTACTGGGTCGCCACCCAGGTTCATTGGGGCACAAGTGACATGTTGTCTTTGGATCATACGATACCTTAGACTAGTCAGCCTATGCAAGATAGGTTTTTCTACAGTTTTGACAGACATGTGGGTCTGCG